TTATTTACAGGTGGGTTAGATTCCTCTCTTGTATATTGGAACCGAATGGGAGATAGTTAAATTATAGAATATGTCAGCAAAGTATAAAAGTCCAAGTTTTTTATTACCTAACGAGTTAAATACCTCAGCTAACCCAGCTAATGACACTGGTATCAATAGTTTGTATTCTATGGATTTTAGTGGGTCAGGAGATAAGATACAAACAGGGTTAACTCCTCCTTTAGGAGACAGCTCAAGAAGTATATCTCTTTGGTTTTATACAAGCAATTCATCAAGTCATAATATGTGTGGATATGGTGCAGCAAGTCAAGTAAGTGGACATAATGGTTTTGATATTTTAACCACTACAAATAATTATGTAGGGACACATCTTTATGGTACAGCAATTATAGCGGGGGGCACTTATAATTTAAATGCTTGGAATCATTACGTAATAACTTATGATGGAACGACTTTACAAGGTTATTTAAATGGTGTTGCTGTTGATTCTAATAATACAGAAGTAGTAAATACTCTAAGTACAAATAATTTTATTATTGGCGAAGGTGTTTATACTGGTTTTAATGGTTTTTCTGGAAAAATAGACGAAGTAGCTATATTTAACAGAGCTTTAGATTCTACTGAAATAGCTGCGCTATATGGAGGGACTAGTCCCAACATATACCCATCTAACTTAATGGCTTCAAATTTAAATCCTATAGCTTATTATCCATTAGGTGAGCAAGCACAGAACTCTGGAAAACTACCTGACACTTCTACAAACGAGTGGCAATTTCCAAACGGCGTATTGCAAGATTATGTAATGGATTTTAATGGAGGAGATAATATTTCTTCAAGTTTAAGTTTAAATGGAGCTTCTAGTTTTACTGTTTCAGTTTGGTTTAATCCGACTACTCTTTCTGGTTCTAAGTACATATTAGGCCAATGGCAAGATGGAGACCAATCTAATTCAACCTGGGCAATAGCAACTGTTGGTACTCTTTTGTACTTTTTTATTCAAGACAATACTGGAACAAAAGTAATAAGCACTAATCAATCCACTGGAGTATGGACAAATGCTATAGCAATATATACAGGTTCTTCAATAAAATTATATGTAAACAATATTTTAATAAACACTGTAAGTGCTGGATCTTTAAATTCAGGATCAAAATCTTTTAGAATAGGAGACGACTTTAATGGTGGTAATGGATTTGATGGTAAAATATCTAATGTAGCTATATGGAATACAGACCAATCAACTAACAAAGACAACATATACAACAACGGCTCTCCTCAAACATCTTATACAGTTTCTCCACAAAACTGGTGGAAACTAAATGCAGATTCTGTTTATACGCCTAGTGTAGCTAGTTATTCAAAAGCTTTAGACTTTGGAGGAACAGATTATATTGATTGTGGTGTTGTTAGTGCAGTTGAAAATGTGTCTAGTTTTAGCATGTCAGTTTGGGTTTACCCAACTAACGGAGCTTCAAAAAGTATTATAGGTAATTGGGGAAATCCTTACGTTGGTGTTCAAATAAGCACAAGTACAAGTCAAGTTAACTTTTTTGTAGATGATTCAACTACTGGATCTGGATATGGATCTACATCAACTGGATTAAGCAATAATAATTGGGCTCATTTAGTTTTGGTTTTTGATGGATCTGGATCAGGTAATTCAGGTAGATTAAAAGGTTATATTAATGGGGTTGAACAAACGCTTAGCTATACGGGCACTATAGCAGCTACTACAGCTGCGCCTAATAGAGCTTTTAGAATAGGAGATCAACACCTTGGTAATGGTTTAATTGGAAACATTTCAAACGCAGCTATATGGAATACACCTTTATCAGCTTCACAAGTTTCAACTTTATTTAACTTTGGTACTCCAGAAACTAATATATCTTTTTCTCCTATTAGCTGGTGGAAGTTAGATAATCTTACTACTGGAATACAAGATTCAGGTTCAGCTAGCAATAATGGAACTAATAATGGCGCCACAGACATCTCCTCTGGAGTGGCTGTCACCCCATCTTGGAAAATACCAACTGCACTTACTATTCCAACTATAAATTATACTTCAGCTTTAAAGTTAGTAGGAGGTACTTCATCAAATCCAGGTGAATCAATGGCATTTGCATCTACAATTAGTACAACATCTACTACTAGTTTTTCAATGTGGTTAAAAACTACTACAACTAGTAATCAATATATATTAACTTATCTTCCAAGCGCTCCAAATGGAATACTATTTAGAAACGGAAAAATATACTTTTTTGATATACCAGCTATAAATGCAACTAGCTATCCTCAAAGCAATGATATAAGTTCTACTTTAGCTGACGGAAATTGGCATCACTTAGTAGTGACAAGAGATAATAAAAATGTTAAGTTTTATTTAGATAAAAATGATGTATCCACTTCTACTACATTTAATCTTGATTTTAATAGTTTTGATATAACACATTTTGGAAAAGCTAGCTCTAATCACGGAATTGATTGGAATGGAGAAGTTTCTAATTTAGCTATATTTAATTTTGTATTATCACAAGCCAATGTAGAAACTTTATATAATAATGGACAGCCTCAAGATAATATATCTTTTACACCTACTCATTGGTGGAAACTTAATTCAATAAATGGAACTACAGTTACAGATACAAATGGTTCTAATAATGGTACTACTTCTGGATCTATAGAAACAACAGATGTAAAAACTTCTGATCTTAATATCCCAGTAAATGGAGTAAGTACAACTTTACCAAATACAGCTTTACAACAAAGTGATTTACAATTTGATTCACCTTATAGTAACTATAGTTTAAATTTTGATGGTAATGGAGATTATATTGAAGCTAGTGGATCAAACCTTCCAACAGGTAACTCTTCATTTACGGCATCTTGTTGGTTTAAAAGAAACGGGACACAAGCTAATTATGCAGGTATTTTAAGTTGGGGTACAGCAAGTCAAAGAGAAAACGTTTATATTAATTTTGCTCCTAATGGCACAAGTTTAAAGTTTGGGTTTTATTCAGATGATTTAGCTTCTAGTGGGTATTACGCTACAAGTAATAATGTTTGGTATAACGTAGTTTTAACATACAATGGAAGTGTAGCTAAAATGTATATCAACGGATCTCTTCAAGCTTCTCATACGCTTGGAGGAGCTTTAAATATAAGTAATTCAAACCCTTTAACAATAGGTAAAACTAACACTTATCATTTTAATGGCGAAATAGATGAAACATCTATATTTAATTATAGTTTGTCAGAAGCTCAAGTATTAGAAGTATATAATAATGGTAGACCAAAAGATTTAACTACTTTCTCTGGAACTGCCCCTATTTCTTGGTGGAGACTTGGTGAAAATGCTTATTTTGATAATAATTCATTTGTTGTCCCTAACTCAATATCTGGAGCACCTAATGGAACTGGAGCTGGTACTGTTACTTCAATGATTTCAGCTGATGCACCTGGAACTTACGCTAATGGTGTAGGAACAAATTTAGATATTGTAGATCGTGTAGGAGACGCTGCTTTATCAACCTCTAACTCTCAGAGTTATAATATGATTCCAAGTGATATTAGCCCTTATGTACCTCAATATGTAGGAGATCAAATAGCTAATAATTTTAGTATGACATTTGATGGAGTAGATGATTATTTTGATGGTGGTATTAGTAGTATATTTAATTTACAGGGTTCTTTCTCTGTTTCTTTATGGGTCAACTCATCATCTTTTCAAAATTATGTGCATTTACTTTCAAAATTAGACACAAGCTATACAGGATGGAGAATACAGCTTGACCAAACTAATGTTAGAATACAAACAAGTAATATGTCTGGTGGAATAACTGTAGCCAAAAATATGAATACTGCTACTTGGTATCATATGTGTTTTACTTACGATGGTACATATTTAAATTATTATCAAAATGGCTCAAACGCTATTTCAAATAATACATCTTTTGTATCACCTCCAAGTAGCAACAATAATAATTTTAGAATCGGTAAAAGTGGACTAACTGATGCTGGTGGTGCTGCGCATAATGGTCAAATAGACGAAGTAGCAATATTCGATACAGCTTTAAATGCTGGACAAATTTATAATGATATTTACCAACCGACCGCAACAGGAACTAACCAAACAGCAGATTTAGTAAATAATCCAAACCTACCTAATCCGGTAGCTTGGTACAGAATGGGAGATTAATAAAATAAAAAAATGAGTACAAAGTTTTTAAGTCCAGGCTGGCGAATGCCAAGAAATGCTAATCAAAGTAAAAGTGCTAATTACAGTTTAGCACCTTCATCAACATCTAGTGCAGTAAACTTTAATTATACAGATGAATTTATGTCAGGACAAAATCCTTGGTCTTTAAGCTTTTGGGTATTGTGGACATCTACGGCGTTAAGTAAAGCTTTATTTTTTAAAGGTAAAACAGTAACAAGAAGTATGGTTGCTCTTTCTGGAGATAGTGGGACAGCTTTTAAATTTATGGCTAATGGAGATGATTTTAATATACCAAGTTTTCAAACTCCATCATTAGTTACTACAAATAAATGGTATAATGTGGTAATTACTTATAATGGTAATTTAACAGTAGAAGTATATGTAGACAATGCTCTTGAAGTAACACACACTTTAGGTGCTGTGTTAAATGTTGGAGGTGGTTCTGGAACTAATTATTTCCAATTCTTTCAATATAATAATACAACCAGTTTAGCTCCTACAAATATGCTTTTAAATAATTTATCTATTTTTGACTATGCTCTTTCTTCAAGCCAAATAACAACTTTATATGGTAATTCAACTAATGGTCCAGGAAATCCTATGGCTTTACCAAGTCCACCTAAAGCTTATTATCCTTTAGGTACATCTGCTTGGGACGGAAACTTTTTAGCAGAAAACAATGCTATTGGAGATTATGTTTTTGATACAAATGGTAATTCTGCAAAATATTTTAATTTACCAAAATCAACTGTTGGTTCTGATGATTTTACTTTTTCTTTTTGGGTTAAACCTGAATCTTATGCTGGTGGTGGTGGTGATGCTGGCGATACTTTACTTGGTAATACTAATGGTGCGCCTGGGGCTAATCAGTGGAATATGTGGATATATGAACCAACTGGAAGGCTTAACTTAGTTTGGTATAATGAAACAAATAATGCTGGAAATTTTATGACTACAAATTTTAGCTTTGGGGCTGGCACTGTTAATCAAGAATGGGTACAAGTTGTTTTAACAAGAGTAGGTACTACAGTAACTTTTTATTTTAATGGAGTTGTTGACACTGCTACTGCTGGAACTTTATCAAGTTCAAGTATTACTTTGGATGATAGTAGTAATGCAACTATGAGATTACCAAGTCCTTGGAGTGGCGCTATTTATAATCAAGATGGTTTTTATAGTAATTTACTGTGGCATAATGTTGGATTATCTTCAGCAGAAGTAACAACTCTTTATAATAATGGCTCACCAATAAGAACTTTAGCTAATATACCTCAAAACTCTAATCTAAAAGCTTGGTATAAACTCGATGCAAGTGAGGTTTATAATAGTTCAACTACAGAGTGGAGTATAGATAACAATGCATATCCTTCTGCTTATTTAAATTCTTTAGATTTTGTGCCTAATGACCATATAGCAGTAGCCGCAAGTACTGATTTCAATTTTGGAACAGGTGATTTTACTATTTCAACTTGGGTAAATATTGATGCTTTTGGTTCTTTTCCTTACTTGTTTGATTTTAGGTCAGCAACTGCAGCTACTAATAATGATGCTGAAAATGTAATTACTTTTTATTTTGACAACGATAGAATTAATGTTTATGCAAATGGTGATTTATATATAGGAGCATCTGGAACTCAATTATCAACAGGTTTATGGTATAATATTATTCTAAAAAGAGAAAGCGGCACTTTGTCGACTCATATAAATGGCGGTTCTGCTGACCAAACTGCAACGTATAATGGTAACATGGACACAACACCAAAACTTAATATTGGAGCAAGGGGTGATGGTATTAATGGTTTAAATGGTAAATTTTCTAATTTTCAAATATTTAACACAGCTCTCAGCCAAACAGATATAACATCTATCTACAATAATGGAACTCCTTTATCTGATATGAGTTCTTTTACCTCTCTTGTTTCTTGGTATAAATTAAATAACACAACTACAGGTATACAAGATTCAAAAGGTTCTAACAACGGAACTAATAACGGAGCTACTGAATATGCTGGATTTGTAAATGTACTAGCTGGTGAAAGCTCAGGAATGTCTCAAACAAACCTTGTTCAAAGTGACTTACAAACAGTTGCACCTTATAGTAAATATGCTATGAATTTTGATGGAACTGATTATATACAAACAACTTTTAATCCTTATACTTCAATAGGAGATAACACTTCTTGGACTGCAAGTTCTTGGGTTTATGTTAGTAGTGTAACAACTCAACAAAGAATATTAGGAACATACTCAACGGCTACGAATACTAAAAGATTTTGGATTGGAATAATAAACTCTGGCATTGCTGTTGGCTACGGAAATAGGTCATTTAATCCAATATCAGGAACTTCTGTAATTGCTAATTCTTGGCAAAATATTATAGTTACTTATAGTACAACAACAGGTTATATTTCAGTATATATAAATGGCTCTTTAAACGGTAGTAAAAATTATCTTAATCCACAGGATGGATATGCTAATGGAGACCAAATTATGGCAAATGCTAATATTACAATAGGTGATTCTATTGGTGATTCTAACCCTATAAATGGTAAATTGTCTAACTGTACTATTTGGAACACTGTTTTAACACCTTCTGAAGTAAGAGAAGTTTATAACGAAGGACTTCCTAGCAATTTACATAATTTTTCTGGTACAGCTCCTGTAGCATGGTGGCAGTTGGGTGAAAATAGTTCTTATGTAAGTGGATGGGTTTTTGCAGACGAAATGCCTGCTGGTAATAATGGAACTGGAAATGGGTTGGCTGAAACAGATTTAGTAAACGGTGTAGGTACAACAGCTAATGGAGTATCAAACTCAATGGCAGTTGGAGCTTTAGTAGGTGATGCGCCATATAGTACGGCTAATGCATTGTCAAGTGGGATGGCAGTAACAGCTAAAGGAACAAATGTACCGTAAAAAAGAATTAAAACAAGTAAATATATAAATAACAAGTAATTAACAAATAACAATTAAACAATGGCAACAACTTATGTAGTAATTAACTTATCTGATACAAACTCCGTTTTGTTCAGTCAAGTAAACCAATCTTCTGCTCAAACAATGAGAAGAAATGTGGCGAATACGCAAGGTGTTTTGTCTTTCCAGGTAGAGCCTAGCTTTATTACAAACGGTTCGTTGACGCCTGTTGGGACTTACACTCACGAAGAAATACTAGTTTTACTAGCTACTCCAGAATGGACACCTGCAGATCCTGAATAAGGAAAAAACAAACAATTAAATTTAATCAAATGAAAATAAAAGAAGAAGAATTAAAAACAATTCAAGAGCAACAAACTAAGCTTAATGAATTAGTTCATAATATCGGTTTATTAGAAAGCCAAAAACATGGACTACTTCATGAAATAGCTGCTGCTAATAAAGATATTGAAGAATATAAAACTGTATTAGAAAAAGAATACGGTGCTATTAACATCAATGTTGAAGATGGTACTTATACTGAGATAAAAGAAGATGTCGAAGGTAATAAGGAAGATTAGTATAGGTTCTGACTATAAAAATGATGCAATGCATTATTCAACTGGTCAGGAAGTATATGGTGGACATACTATTAGTGATATTCTTTTTGAAGACAAAGATCAGTCATATAATATTTATATAACTAAAAATGACGAAGTCTTACCTTGGAAAAAGTTTAATTCTAATATGTCAATATCTGTAGAGTACGATTTAAAGTATTAATGCAAAGTTTATATAGGTTTATTGTTAAGCCATATAGTGAAAGGTATGACAATATACGAAGAATTGATGATACTAACCTTATTATCAATACTAGCATTGAAAATCATAGATTTATTAGTAAAAAAGCTGTAGTAGTTTCAACTCCTGCAGCTTATGCTACTAAAATAAATATAGGAGATGAATTATATATTCATCATAATATATTTAGAAGATGGTATGACCAAAGAGGCAAAGAACGTAATAGTTCAACTCATTTTAAAGAAGATCTTTATTTTGTATCACCTGAGCAAATATATATGTACAACCTTAAACCACATTTAGATTATTGCTTTGTAAAACCAATTAAAAACCAAAACTTATTAGAGAACAGGAAAGAACAACCTAATGTTGGTATAATAAAATATACTAATAATGCCTTAGAAGCCATAGGAATCACACCTGGGACGCTTATTACGTTTACACCTTACTCAGAGTTTGAGTTTATTATAGAAGGTGAGCGACTTTATTGTATGAAATCAAATGATATAGCTTTAACGCATGAATACCAAGGAAACGAAAAAGAAAATAATCCAAGCTGGGCAAAGAGCAATTGAAGAGCTTATTAAGGTAGCAAAAGAAAAGATTGTTGACTCAGACGATGATGTAAGCGCTGACAGACTTAAAAATGCTGCCGCTACTAAAAAGTTAGCTATAATGGATGCTTTTGAAATATTAGCTAGAATACAAGACGAAGAAGATATGTTGAATAATAAACCTAAAGAAAAAGTTGAAAAAACTTTTAAAGGTTTTGCAGAAGGCAGAAGTAAATGAGTTATGAGCAAACGCTTTGGAAAGAAATTAAAGATGTTGTAAATCCAAAGATATTAGCTAAAAACAACAGGTTTAAAAAATGGGAGTATGGTTATAACTCTGATTATGATTTTATAGTAATAAGTAAAACAGGTAAAATTGGACAAATCATTGAAATACAGAATCTCAGGATTGCTTTACCAGCAACAGATGAACCGTTTAAACGAAGTGAAAAGAAAGCGGAACAGTATTGGGAAAAGCAAGAATATCCAAAAGAATTAAACAAAATAAAAAGTAGATTTGATTGGGAAGAATACCCTAATGAATTTAAAGAAAAGTGGTATGACTATATTGACAAAGAATTTAAGCGTAGAGAAGAAGGTTTTCATTTCTTCAATTGTGGCAGTCCTGTATATATTACTGGTACTCATTACATGTACTTGCAATGGTCAAAAATCGACGTTGGAGCACCTGACTTTAGAGAAGCAAACAGACTCTTTTTTATATTTTGGGAAGCATGTAAAGCAGATAGTAGATGTTACGGAATGTGTTACCTCAAAAACAGAAGGTCTGGATTCAGCTTTATGTCAAGCGCGGAACTTGTTAACCAAGCTACAATATCTTCCGATTCTAGATACGGCATATTGTCCAAAACTGGTGCCGATGCCAAAAAAATGTTCACAGATAAAGTTGTCCCAATATCCGTTAACTACCCGTTCTTCTTTAAACCTATTCAAGACGGGATGGACAGGCCGAAAACTGAATTGGCATATAGAG